CGCGGACGACGGGAGTTGTTACCCAGGTCATCGTGCCGAAGTCGGCGTTGTCTACTGCGATCAGTTCCTCGAAGTCAAGAACCTTTGCCCAGGTTGCTGCCGTGGTAAATGTCACATTATTGACACCTGCCTGGTTCTCAATTCCGGTGGGCTCCGGGCTAACGCCGGATCCATGGAGCACAGTGCGGTCGATCTCGGTGGCAATCAGCTTCATGAGGTCATCGCGGACGATGTTCTCAACGGACTGGCTGCTCTGACGAACCAACAAATCCGAGAACAAGGTCCGTGCGCTGAGACGCTGCGGGCTCATGGTGACCTGTGCAAAGGTCTGTGCTGATGCAGAAACCGCTCCCTCTTCATCAACCCAGCTTGCGGTCGCGCTCGCCGAGAGTTTCGGGATGGCTACATTGCCCTGCAATCCGGTCATCATCTGAGCACCGGCCTCAACCGTGACAAGACGATTGCGGAGGATGTCGATCATGGAGCTGCTAAGGTCGGTTGCAACCAAGTTGCCACCTTCGCCAGCGACTCCGGCCTCGAGGTCACGATGGCTCATGACGTCATGCGGCAGGTGGATGCTGTTCGGCGAGCGGTCCAGGTCGTAACGCTCGGCGGTTGCCAAACTGACCTCTTTTTCAAGGCCCTGAAGACCACCTTTGAACCGGAGGTCATAAAGTGCCTTGCGGATGCTGAATGCGCCACGCTCTTTCCGGCTCATGCCGATCTCGGGTGCGCTTTCGATCGACTCGGCTGCGGCACGCTCTTTCATTTGTGCGGAAATCTGCTTGCGGAAATCTTCAATGCTCACGCCATCAAGCTCGGCGATTGCGATATCAGCTTCCGGCAATTTGAACCGGGCACCAAGTGCCTGGATTTCGCGGATGCGGTCGTGGTCGTTTGCAGGAGCGGCCGAAATCGGCGCGCTGCGAACTTCTGGTGCGGAGCTGACGGGCGCGGCCTGCTGCTCCCCGGCTGATGGCGCTTCCGCGCCCGTTTTGTTGGACATAGTGTCTTTTTCTATTTGTTGTTTTTTTGTTGAACGCTCGGCCTCTTCAACCGAACTGAAACCTGCTGATCGGGCTGCCGATTCGCGGATCTTTGCCGCTTGATCTGCCCCGATCGGAGTTGGTGAAATTTCTTTCGCGCGCCATGCTGTGACGACATTCAACCCGTGCTCGCCGGCGGTGTAACTGCGGCCGGCGACATTTGCCGTTTGACGCGGTGCCACGTGCGTCTGCTTGACGACTTCGTAACCGATTGAAACGTCTGTGATGTGTCCGGCGCGGATCTTGCGTGCCACTGATGCAGCTTTTTCGTCTTCCATGTCGAAAACGAGTTCGCCAGTCATGCGGCTTTCCTCGATCTGAATGTTTCGACCGGATCCAAGGACGTCGGCATTGCTTTCGCGCTTGTGGCTGTCCAGCATCGGAACCTGGTTGACATTCTCAAGACCATCCATCCGGAGAGTCTGGGGAACGAATGACCACCGTTCGATGTCATACATCGGCACCGGGTCATCCGTGGCAAAGATTGCCCGGATCGGACCATCGTGTTCCTCGCCGTCCTGATTGCGCTCGAGGATCACCGGCGCCTCGCGCGTGATAATTGCATCAAAGCTGCGGCGCTCTTCCTCGATAACGTCTTCCGGTGTGGATTCAATTTCGTCCATTGTGTAAATTTAGGTTTAAGGTTTGTCAGTTCGCTACAGTTGCCGGTGGTGCCGGAACGGGATCTGATTCGGGTAAAAACGATGATGCAAATCCGAGTTCGAGTTGATCGCCGTCGCCTTCTGCAAGTGCGGCATCTTCGCGCATCTCTTCGGCCACTTGTGCAAGATCGCGGCCTCGCTTGCGTGCGATGCCTTGCAGCGAGTCGGTGCCAAGTTCGACTTCTTCCCGGGCGGCTTTGATATCTTTGCTCGGATCTACCCAGTCCCAGCGGCGGCCTTCAAACTGCGGGCAACAAACTCGGTCGTATTCGTCCGCCGAGATCGGGAGCTCGCCTGAGACCATTGCCATCTCCAACCACGCGCGGAAAATTGGTTCCTCTACCGTCTGGATATACCACGCCTGGATCGTCTTCCACAGTTCGCGTTCGGCGAGCACTGCCTGGCGAAGGCTTGAGTAGCTTGTGGATTCAAGGTCATTTGCTACGATGTTGTAGCTGCACAGGAGTCCGCCGCAGATGCCCCGGAGGATCCCGCGACGGAATGACTCATAGTTGCCATTCGGGTCCGTGGGATTCCAGGAGCTAATTTTTTCACCTGGCAGCAATTTGTGACCACTGCCAGGCTGCGCGTCCATGAATGTCGATCCGTCGACGTATTCATTTTCCTCCTCTTCACCGTATTGCGCGGTGAGCTCACTCGGCTCAATGAAAAACATTTTCGATGACGCAATCCTGGCACCAACGACGGCAGCCTCCTCATATGCGCCCAGTTGCCGCAACATCCGCAGCGCGGTCGATGCCCAGGACATGCCGCGCGTCTGGCCCCATTCCTCACGCATGAACGCGAGAATCATAGAATCAGATGCGCGATCTCCATTGAGTGTGCGCCATGTTTCCGACTGAATCCGGATCTTTTCAGCGTCACTGTAATTGTTCCAGAACATCGCATCGCGTCCGGGATGCTTTTTGAGGACGTGATATGCGATAGGTTCGCCATATGCATCAGTTTCCACGGCGCCGCGGATTTTCTGCCGGCCATTGTCAGGCTCGCGGTCGAAACTGAATGGCAGATGGTCTGGCTCGAGTCCTTGGAGCGAAAAGTTGAAAGCATTTTTTGAAAAGCCTCGGAGCAATCGGATCGGCAGCTCGCCAGTTGTGGCGATTGTTTGAATTGCTACCCGTGACCACTCTGCCCGATTGAGTTGCCGGCTTGCGTCCCAGTTCCGCGCGTGGCTGAACTCATGCCACGCTTGCTCGATCATCTGATTGATCCGGTCATCTGGCCGATTGGCGCCGCGGCCACGGTTGGCACGCTTTACCTTCATTTTCAGACGGATCCCGTCAGCGCCAATCACATTGGCTGAAAGCTCGGCAAGGAATCGCCGGAAATACGGATTGTCTCGGCGAAGGCTCCGGCACCTGGCGCGCGTCCGGCCGGCATCCCGGAGGATCATGCCATCGGCGTCGAGGTCCATCAGCGCCCAATCAGCGAGGATCCGTGTCTGCTCTCCGCTTGCGTATCTTTTTTTCGACTTTTTAGCGTCGGCCGCGTCTGGTTGTCTCGTTACCATGGCTTAAAATCTAAAAACAATGTTCCTGCGGCTTTTTTTGCCAGCTTCGGCTCGGCCTTTTGCAACCGCTCCAGCGACTCGCCGCTCGTATTCCCGCAGCAAGGTTTGCATCTCGGGCAGGGTCAGAAGTGCCACCGATTCCCCGTTCACGGTGGCGCCTTCGAGAAATGCCTGGTCGGCATCAGTTGCACGGCCAATCAATGCCGCGCGCAATGCTTGCACCATTTGCTGGTCGAATGTCGGCACACTATCGCCCTCCGGATCGGGCAATACATCGACCATCCCGCGGTCAGGATCGACGGTCCGCTCGGTGCCATCCCGAATGATCCGGACATATCTGTAATGGCCAGACTCCCACGCCAGTGAGTCGGCCGTTGAAACTGCAAACTCGTAAACGTCAGTTTCGCCGTCTACCAGTGCGCCATCGACTTGATACCTTGTGCCAGTCGCATCATTTAATAGCGCATAACTGACAGTCCAAGTCGGACCAAGCTCGAGCGCATCAGCGTCGATTGTTTCACGCCACGCGAATCGGTCGCCGGCATAAATGTTCGCGGGTCGAGTTGTATCAGCGGAGGCCATCCGCTGGAAATATCCGCGCGCGCATAGGTGTGCGCTACAAGTGGCAAATCAAAACGGACCTCGATCGTCCTGCGTGAAAATCACGAACGCCAGCGCCAAGAGCAGCGCAATGGCGAGCAAGATGTCCATCGGATTTATTCCTTTATCTGCCATCAATGGCGCATTGACGGGTCAATACCCACTAAGCTGCCAGACTTGGCGCTTTGGCTTTTTCCGGGCGACTTTTTTCGTCCCTTCCAACCGTACGCCATCACGTGCGCGTTTCGCAAGTGCCGGCAATGGCGGCCGGGAAATCATAAATGCCGCGATTGCATAAACGCGAACGTCGAGCGGTTCGTTTCTGGCGCCCTTGGGTTTCTCAAACCAGCGATAGTCATTTCCATCGGCGCCCTTCTTCATCACTGAATCTTCGACGGTCAATCCAGCGAAATACTCGTCCTGGTAATCCTCCACTTGAGGATAATGCATGTATCCTTGTGGCCAGCTTGTTTCATCATCATCCCGGATCAAATCAAGTCGTTGGTAAATCACATCCTTGATCTCATGCGTGCCGAGTTCGTAAATCACGACTGGCGGCTTGCCGGTGCGCTTCGGGGTCGAGATCGGCGGCTTGCCCAAAATAGTAGATCCAACAATCGCAAAAATATTCCGCGTATGTTTTCCGCGCGTCCAATTCCTAACCTTTGCAGATTGATACCTTGAATCGATGCAGCCGGCGCGGGCAGTCAATGTGCCGAGGGTAGGATGTTGCCACGTCTTCCCGAGTAGCTGATCAAGTTGCACCCAGGTCTGAGACTTCAATGGCGATCCGTATACGATCCGATATCCGAGCCCCCAGGTTTCGTCATTGAGTCCGAATCCTACGAACTCAACCTCGATGCGATCCTTTTGCACGTCCGCGCCCCAGCAAATGCACAAGACGCCATCCGGGACCATATCGGCCGGGTTCCATGCTTCCCGACGATGCACCAGGTCGGCCGGGTCGGCTTTTTCTTCCAGCGTGCCCTGGAACGGTAGCGCGTCGAACGTGTTGCATATCACTCGCCGAGCTCGATCGGGATTGCTCGCCTTTTCCGCGGCTTCCATCTGACTGGCGATCCAGTGCAAGTGCGAAAAATAGCCGCGTTGCACTGGATGCGGGCTGACCATGCCTGACGCATGATAGCCGCGAATACCATGAAACTCCTGTGATGCGATCCACTCGCCGGCTTTTACAGATTGCCGGCGCTCATCATCATCAAACGTCTCTCCACATTGCGGACATCTTACAAGTGCCTCCTCCGGCTTGCCGGCCGGCCATACAACATGACTGCGCTCCATCACAATCGAATCATCGCAACGCGGGCAGGGTGTGTGCCATTGCCGGTAATCACTCGCGTCCATTATCCTGGCGATCCTCGAGTGACCAACAAGCGACGGATAGCTGGCTGCGATCCGGATTGTGTCGGCGTATTCACTGCCGCGCATCCACAAAATCTCGAGCTGGTCACCTTCGTCGCTTTTGTCATTCGCCAAGCTGTCACACTCATCTGCGAAAAGGAAATTCGCCTTAATTCGTCTTAGCTCGCCGGCGCTATTTGCACCGACAACGGTCAAGACGCCGCCTGGGAACAATTTGTGCAAGATCCGGTTGTCGGGATTTCGCGTGCCGGATGCGCTTAACCATTCCAGGCTCGGAGTCGGCCCGAGCAATTCCCGGCTTAAAGTCTCCTTACTCCAGCGTTCCGCCTGGCTCACGGTCGGATACATCACGCAGATCCTCCGCGGCGCCGCGTCAATGCTGTGGCCGATCGCATTCATGACGCTCTCAGTCTTCCCGAGCCGGCTGGCCATCATCAATGCCACCATCTGCACGCCTGGTTCA